CTTTTTTTTTAGTAAACTCAAAACAGTTAAACAGCACAGAAGTGCTATTTTACAAAACCATTTATACAAAATAAATTTTAGAAAGAGGTGAATTGCTCTGACCCTCAAGGAAATCAACGCGCTGTTTAACAACATTCGCAAAATCTTGGCTATGCTGGACAAGATTTATCACGCAGTAGAGGGCAACCAGCCCAAGGATTAACCATGGAGATCAAAACGTGGAACGCAAGAGACCAGACCGATACGAAACTCATGCAGGAATTGACGAAAACCTACAAAGAAATCGATTCCGCATACAAACTGCTCCAACAGGCCGCAAAGTACGAAGACGCAAAGTTTTACCTTGAAATGGCCTTCAGGAAAAAAGCAGCAGCAAACAGCATTGAGATGGAAATCCTCAGAAGGGAAATCAACAATGGCGAAAAGGAGTAAAGTCCGCAAATCCAAAGACGCAAAAATCTACAACAAGACCGCAAAAAAGACCAAGGCAATCAACCTTGGCAGCGGCGCAATGCGAGGAGGTATTCGACTGTGAGCACCAACGTATACGGCATCTTCGACAACTGTGTGATGGGCTATATCACCATCTTCACCGAGCGAGAAGACAAGGTGGCAGAGCGCAACTTCAAAATTGCACTCACCGACGAACACAACATTATGAGCAAATCGCCGAGCGACTACCGGTTGGTACGTCTGGCAAAGTTCGACGAAAAAACCGGCGAATTCATCGAGAATAAGGAGAACATCTTTGATGGCGTTTCGCTCTGTAAGTAACTGGCGGGAAACCGCGACAGCAAAACCGACCGAAGCCGGGGAAAACGTAAGGCGCACGTACCTCTGGGAACGCAACGAAAAAGGCGAAAAAGTGCTAAGACTCGACCAGACCATCGACCAGCAGGCCGAGATAGACAGCTATCTCGAAGAAACCAAGCTGGAAAACATCATCCGGCGGGCAAGCATCGACCCGGACATTGCAGCACGTATCAAACCGGACATCGGGGGCGGCATCCAAGACTTTACCGAAGCACCGCAGAATCTGGCCGAACTCCAGAACATCATGATGAGAGCAGAGCAAATCTGGGACGAGGTGCCGAAAGACATCAAGCTCAAGTTTGACAACGACGTGGACAAATTCATTGCATCGTTTGGCACAGTCGAATGGGCAAAAAATCTGGGTATTTACCAAGAAAAAAAAGCAGAACCCGAAGCAACAAAGACAGCAGAAACAGCGGAGGCTAAAGAGTGAACAGAAACAAAGATGCAGGATTCAACCAGGTACCGCGCCTGGACATCACGCGAAGTCGATTCAAACGGCGGCAGGACGTCAAGTTAACGCTTAACGCAGGAAAACTTATCCCTTTCTATGTAGACGAAGTACTTCCAGGGGACACATTCAGCGTTGACCAAGCAGCCATCGTGAGAATGACTACGCCAATTTTTCCAGTCATGGACAACTGTTATATGGATATCTATTACTTCTTTGTCCCAAATAGAATTATCTGGGAACATTGGAAGGAGTTTATGGGAGAAGTAACAGATAACCCTTGGGTACAGCAAGTAGAGTACAATATTCCACAGTTAGTCATAAAAAAGGATAAAGACTCAATAACAGAACTGGCTCCATACGAAGGAAGCATTCTAGACTACATGGGAATACCCACAAAGGTAATAAAAAAACCAGAAAGTGGAGAAAACCAATTCAGCATCAACGCACTGCCTGTCAGAGCATACGTTAAAATTTGGAATGAGTGGTTTAGAGACCAAAACCTAGACAATCCAGCAATAAACACGACAGGAGATGCAACTGTAAGATACGACGACCAGTTAGAAGAAGAAAACCTCGAACTAACCTTACAACAAGCATACAAAGGCGGCAGACCTCTTCCGGTCAACAAGTACCACGACTACTTTACATCAGCACTACCAGCACCGCAGAGAGCAAAAGAGTCAGTAACAATTCCGCTCAGCGGAAACGCGCCAATATACGGATACAAGTACCCTGGAGAAGAAAAAGAGACAAAAGCGATCGACCTCATCACCTACAACGGAGAAAACTCAAACGTAATCAACGGAGAAGGCTCACCCCTGACAATCAATGGTTGGAGTAAAGAAGGCGGTACATACTACAACACAAGCATGGACCTGTACGCGGACATGAGTAGCGTAAACAGCACGACCATCAACCAGCTGAGACAGGCTTTCCAGGTACAGAAATATTACGAAGAGCTGGCACGCGGTGGCAGTCGCTACCGCGAGATGATTTACTCGCTTTTCCACACCAAAATTTCGGACAAAACCGTACAGATTCCGGAGTATCTGGGCGGTACGCGTATCACCATCAACATGAGTCAAGTCATCCAGACCAGCGGCACGACGACGGAAAGCCCGCAGGGCAACACCGCAGCAGTGAGCGTTACGCCGTACAACGGAAGTATGTTTACAAAGAGTTTCGAGGAACACGGCTATGTTATCGGAGTGTGCTGCATCAGGCATGACCACACCTACCAGCAGGGACTCGAACGGATGTGGAGTCGGAAAACCAATCTGGATTTCTATTACCCGGTCTTCGCAAACCTGGGAGAGCAAGCAATTTTGAAAAAGGAATTGTATCTGACCGGCACGGCATCCGACGAACAGGCGTTCGGCTATCAGGAAGCTTGGGCCGAGTACCGGATGAAGCCGAACAGAATCAGCGGCAAATTCCGCAGCAACGCAACGGGAACACTGGACAGCTGGCACTATGGCGACAACTACAAAACAGTGCCAAGCCTCAGTCAGGCATGGATGAAGGAAGGAGACTCCGAAATTCAGAGAACCTTGGCAGTGGACAACGAACCACAGTTTATCATGGATACCGTCATCGACAACACAAGTGTACGGCCAATGCCGATGTACAGCATTCCCGGCCTTGTAGACCATCACTAAAAACGAAAGGGGGAAAGCCCGGGGCAAAACCCCGGGTTTATTTATTTATGCTAGCAGGACTTGGAAGCGCATTGCTCGGAATCGGAAAGGCAGTACTACCGTCAGTAGCAAGTTGGGGGATAAACAAACTACTAGGCGGAAACATGACCGAAAGCAGCGGAGGAAGCCAACAGCACAACGAAAGCTATAGCCAAGGCGGAGGCCAAAGCAGCAGCGAAAGCGGCGTAAACAGAGGGCAAAATCTACAAGACTGGAATAGTATGCTTGGAGCAATCCAAGCAAACATGCAAAACCAGCAGAAATTTAATCGGCGAAGCGTATACGAACAGATGGGCTATAACACCATGGCAGCAATCACGCAAGGCGTATATAACCAGATAAGCAACAATGCAGCAATGGCGTATAACAGCGCAGAAGCAGCAAAAAATCGAGCATGGCAAGAGCAAATGAGTAGCACAGCTTATCAAAGAGCTGTAGAAGACATGCGAAAAGCGGGAATCAATCCTATTTTGGCATACCAGCAAGGCGGGGCAAGTACACCGGGTGGAGCACAAGGCACTATAAGCGGGGCAAGTATGGGACTGGCAAGCAGTAGTGCAGCAAGTGCAAGCGCTCTAGGCGTAAGCCAAAACCATAACAACACATGGAGCAAAAGCCAAAGTAACTGGTACAACGCAGCGCAAGCGGTCGGAGACGCGACAAGTTGGCAGCACACAAGCGCAGACAAAGCGTTCAACGAGTTCAAGGACGTCTTTAATAGCCTCAACAGCCTAAACACTGGCACAGGCGGCGCAGGAAGAAAGCCAACCAAAAACGAACTCGAATACAAACCAGGAAGAGACTTCATCGGAAGCAAAAACGTAGAGTTCTGGAAAGGAAAACTTAAATAATGGGATGCAATAAACCGCTAATCCGGTTTTATGTACCTCATGACAGAGAGGCGAGTGGGCGGGTGTACTCACTCGCCTCTTTTAACGAGATACACAAGACCAAAATGACGTACGAAAATTTAATGTACCGCAAAGATGTAATGTTGATACCATGCGGACAATGTACCGGGTGCAGACTGCGCAAACGCAAGGACTGGGCAACACGAATGGAGCTGGAAGCATACGCACACAGCAAAGAAAGCATCTGGTTTATCACGCTAACGTACGATGATGACCATGTACCAACGCAAGACACCGAAACAGGAGAAATCTACAAAGGTGGAATAAACGTCTGGAAAGGCACCTCAGAGCGTCCAAGAACAACGCAAACGCTGAGCGTGGAAGATACCCAACTCTTCATCAAAAGGCTCAGAAAGGCCGTCAAAGAGCCTCTCAGGTACTTTTTAGCCGGAGAGTACGGAGACAACACGGCAAGACCACACTATCACATGATACTATATGGGTGGCATCCTGACGACTTAAAACCAATCCATAAGCTATCAAGACACGGTCACTACACAAGTGATAAGCTGGTCAAAATCTGGGGGCAAGGTACAGTTGACATTGCGCAAGCAGTACCACAAACATATAATTATGTTGCAGGGTACGTGACAAAAAAGCTATACGGCAACGACAAAGAGCGTTACCAAAAAATGGGTTTAATACCACCATTTTGCACAATGAGCCGAAAACCGGGACTTGGAGACCAATGGTTCCAGGATCATCAAGAACGACTCTGGAAGCAGGGATACATACAGCTTACCAACGGCAAGAGAGCGGCCATACCGGAATACTACTGGAGAAAACTGGAAGCGGAGAACCCTGAAAAAGCGTGGAGAATCAAACAGTATCGGCAAGAAAAAGCCATTGCGTCCCTAATCGAAAGAAACGCGGGAACAGATAAGTCATACGCAGAGCAGCTAAAGGACAAAGAAGCATCCATGTCCAAGAAGATGAGCAAAGCCAAAGGTGTATTTTAACACTTTGGTGTCACTCAGCCAAGTAACTATCAAGTAAAGCTACTTGGCTGAGTATTTTATTTCATATTGACATGCACGCGCACGCACGTAATCGCGCACGCACGCGCACGATATTATTATTATTTTATTATTAATTTGTTGTAGTCGTAGTAATAGGGAGTGTTGAAATGTTGAATACTATGAATTTTTATCCTTGGAACGATATTTTTTGGCTAATTTTAATGTTGATACTTTTGTGGATAACTTGTTGAAATGTTGAAAGTGTAGCAATATGCACAAAAACCTTTGTGCAACATTTTGTGGAAAACCTGTTGAAAGTGTTGAAAATGTTGAAAACTGTGATTAAAGGCAGTCCGGCGAGCGAAACCGGAAAGTCACGTCATGCTCTTCGCACGGCGCACCGCGCCTACCGCATGACCTCGAATAAAAAGTTTCAAAAAAAACTCTTGACAAATTCCAAAAATGTGATATAATATAATCAAAGAAAGGCAGGCGATAAAAAATGAGAAAACCTAGACTGAACGAAAACACCATAGGAAAACTCGAAATCTACGGATGCGCAAAATGCGGCAAAAACTACTACGAACTAATAGACTACATCGACGCAGAAGGGAATTACAACACAACGCTTGAATGGACGGACCTAAAAACTGGAGACATTCAAACATTCGACTGGGAAAAATTCACAAAAGAGGCTTGACAAGCCTCTTTTTTTTTAGTAAACTCAAAACAGTTAAACAGCACAGAAGTGCTATTTTACAAAACCATTTATACAAAATAAATTTTAGAAAGAGGTGAATTGCTCT